ACTGAAAGCCAAATTAGTGACTTGAACTCCTACGTAGCTTCAAACACAGTCACAAATGTTGAATCAATCTCTCAAGCTAATTACGATAACTTAGTGAATCAAGGAACTGTGGATGTAAATACTTTTTACATTATTGAAGGTTAATTTTTATGGCCGAAATTATTTTAAAAGGACTGACTGACGAAGAGCTAGAACTTGAGTTAGGAAAAATTGAAGATAAAAGAATTGAAGGTCGTACAACAACTTCATTAAATATTAATGACTTATACCCAAAGTTTGTTGAAGTCCAACTCGGTCAGTACGACACTGTGGTAACAGAAGATGAATTTCAACAATATACGTTCAACGATTCAGTTTACGAAGCTGTAGAGTTACGGTACTCACCAGAAAACCCTTACCTGGTTGTTGAAATTGACGGTGAGAAAAAAGTATTCTTTTACACCAAAGACGTGCTAAAATTTATTTATTGGAATAACCAAGCATTAATTTTTCGAGATGACAACGAAGAGTACGCAACTTTCGGCCCGTTTTTACTAATGAATGACAATAACGTAACATTTGGGTCTACAGAATTTGACTTTACAGACTAGGGGTACTTATGGCATTAAGTGACATTAAACAAATTTTAGGTACTAATAATCTTGATGAAGGTAGAATTAAGATTAACGACAGTTTTACAGCTATTAAAAACTACTTAGAAAATTTAACGGCAGAACAAATTAGTAATTTACTTGTTAACGGAGAAATTAATTCTAACTACCTTGCAGGATTAACAGTTTCTGACATTTTAAATAGAGCTAACCATACAGGTACACAATCAGCTAGTACCATTAGCGACTTACCTTCTGAAATTGAAAATTTTATTGAAAATTCACTGGAAGCATCTACTTTAAACCAGTTAAATATTGACGCTGGTAGTGTTGACAACTTCACTAAAGCTGCACTTTTAGACAGAACTAATCATACGGGTACGCAAACAGCGTCAACCATTAGTGATTTACAAAGTGTGGTAAACACTTACATTCAAATGCTTGTTAATCAAGCTTATATTAATGCTTTAAATGTTAATGCTGAAACTTTAAATGGTAAATCTGACTCTGATTATGTTCAAACTTCACAAAAAGGAGTAGAGAACGGTGTAGCTTCACTAGACCCTACTGGAAAAGTTCCGTTCGCACAAATCCCTCCGTTGTCTTTGACTGGAGTTAGTGTTGTAAAAACAGAAACTGAAAGATTCCATACACAGCAGGAGAGACCAGAGACTACAATGTAAACTTTACGGCAACAGATAGTGGTGCTTCTGACGGGGTAAGTTGTGACTTTAGCATAACTGTAAATGGTTCCCCAGTGTATACAGAAACAGTCCCTGATGGAACTTCTTCAACCATTTCTCAGAAGGTATCTGTCACTAAAGGAGATGTAATTGACGTTACAATTGAGACGGCGGCCGAAGGTTCTATATCTGCACTCTCGATTACTTCAGATGATGGGCAAGAAAAAACTTACATTTGGGATGGTTCTGAATGGATTGAATTAACTTCTTCTGCAGATGTTAAAAGTGTAAACGGCAAAATTGGAATTGTTGATTTAAATACAGATAACATTGCTGAAGGAGATACTAACAAGTATTACTCTACAAGTCTTGCAAATTCTGATATTGACGCACGTGTAAATAAGGCTTTTGTAGATAATTTGAACGTTAATGCCGCTGAATTAGGTGGCGTTTCAGCATCTAATTACGTTAGAAGTGACATTAATGGCACAATTTCGAATGATTTAACTGTCGATGGTACACTTGACGCTAACACCATTTCTGAAAATGGTAATCAATTACTACCAGCTGGTGTTATTGTAATGTGGAGTGGTTCCGTAAATAGCGTTCCTTCAGGTTGGACTCTATGTGATGGTAATAATGGCACACCCAATCTTACAGATAGGTTCATTGTAGGTGCTGGAAATTCTTATAGCAGTGGAGATGCAGGAGGAAGTGGTACTTCTGGAGGTTCACCTCAAAACGTATCTACATCTTCAAACGGTGGCCACAACCACAGCGCCTCCATAGGTACAGGTGGTTCTCACTCTCATACGATTAACGTAGATGATTATACTTTAAGTAACGAGCAAATGCCTCGTCACCGTCACTCTTACTTGCTTGGGCGTTCTTTTGGTGCTGACATCAACGCAAACACAGGGTTCCAAGGAAACTCGCTAAGTCACAAGCACGGCGCTAGTGCAAGTACGCATAACGGTCATAACCATTCAGTCAGTATTAACTTTGCTGCAGACCATACTCACACTATTGATATACGCCCAGAATATTATGCACTTGCATACATTATGAAACTTTAAGGGGTAAAAATGATTTTTACTTATTTAAACAAAGATAATACTCTTATCATGGAAGATTTTTCAGGCGAAGTTAATTTAACTACCGTACCTGACGAAATTCATGCCATACAAGGACGAGAAGGTTCAAAAATTGAAATTGAGTACAAAGACGAAAGGCACAACAAAATCCTTTCGGGTCCAGAAGCTAAAGAATTTTTAGAACCCATCTACAAAGAAGCACAAGCAAAAAAAGCAGAAGTTGAAGACCAAGAACAACAATGGTTAAACTCATGGGAAAAACTAAGGCAAGACAGAGACTTAGCAATCTACAACATCATGTGGGTTGTAGAAAGACACAACACAGAAAAAGACTTAGGGAAAGAAACAACCCTAAGCCACGAAGACTACATTGGTGTACTAGAATACATTCAAGAATTAAGAGACTTACCTAGTAAATACAGTAAGTTTGAACCTAGAAGAGTTCAATTACCTGATATTAATAAATTTGTTTCTTCCAGCGCGAAAATTTAAAACCACCAAGGAACAACAGTTTTCCAATTAGCAATGTGAGACTTACCATCCCGGTAGAACGCACGATAAGCGTCTACCGGGTTTTCCATATGGTACTCCTCAGGCATAGCCAAAGGCAGCTTTGTTCTACCAACACCACGAATATTTTCCGGCAAATTAGAAAGTTTAGCAATCACACTTTGACTCTTATGAACTTTATCATAACGAACAGAATACTCACGACATAAATGTACACTCATCTCATGAAGCCAAACGTAATTACCTACAGACTCACGCACCCAAACTGCAGACGGATGGTTAACATGAGCAGCCTCATAAATACCTTCCGTACCACATAACACGTAAACCGTTTTACTACGTGATTTACCTGTAGTTGTAACATAATTAACTTTTTCAGGAGTACCATCTAACACACGATGAGCAGTAGAAAGAAGCTGAGCGTACTCAACAATCATCTTAACGACATGCTTATCATTATGGTACTGCGCGGATAATTTAGGACTTTCATCAAGCATAAAAATGTTCATGAGGTAAACACTACCCCATGAACACTTTGTATGTCAACACACGATTAAGACTCTTTCATCATTGAAAGTTTTGATTTCAACTGAAAATTTTCCTCATTAAGAACACGAACAGTCTCTTTAAGCTCCTGCATTTCTTTCTCAAGCATGGCAATTTTTAACTCAAGGTTATACTTCAAATCCCTCAACTCCTCAGCTTTTTCATCCTTAGCTTCAAGTTTCTTTTCTAACTCTCTATTCTCATCAAGGACGTTACCTAACTGATTTTCAAGAGACTGAAAACCAATTACGTCTAAAGAAGTATCATTTTTACTTTTAGCGATTTTAAAAGAAACGTAATGCGACGTAACACCAACAACAATGCTAACAACCGCAGGTACAATAATGTTTAAGTAAGAACCAAAAATTTCGGCCATCATTACTCTCCTTGTTGGAAAGTACAGAAAGAAGAAACCACCTCATTTCCGTAGTCAGAATCTTGTTTATCAATAAGCTGCCAACCATTCAAAGCAAAATCTTGAATAATTTCGTCAAAATTATTGTAGACTCTGTTATAATCAAAGCCTACAGTTTCCTTATATGGACGCACCAAAGCTCCAAAGCGTGCGTAATAAAGTTCAAGAGTTATTTTCATTAGTAATGTTCTTCAACAAACTTAAGTTTAAGTTCATTCCCTTCAGTGTCCGTCAAGTTAAAGAAAGGATGCATGATAGAGTCTAAAGTGAGTTTGTACTTTTGTGAGATGTCTTCAACCATTCTTTCAGGGTTAAATTCGTAAAGCCCGTAAGCAAAATGAGATGTTAATTCAAGTTCAATGTTTACTCTGTCTTGTTCATTAATTTGGCTTTCTGCAACAACGATTTTTTTCATTCTTGACTCCAATCTCACCACATATTTTAGCGGTAAACGTCGATTATTTCAATTGTACTAAATTAATTTACTAAAACGTTTTATGAAAAATATTTCCGAGGTTTATGAAAAATTTTTCATAGAAACCACACCTTAAAAACGTTTGTTTTTTCGCGCCTCACAAAAAACTTTGCTTGTGGATAACTTCCCAGAATAGATAAGGTTAGAATATATAAATAACAAGTGGGTTCAAAACAGGATGTTGTTTGAAAAAACCGGTTAAAAAGAGTATATTTTTATTATGAAGCTACTCGCAATACCAAACCAAAACAAAAATATTGAAAACGTTAAGTTAGCAAAACAAGTTATTGATGCGTTAAAGCCTGAAGTTATTATAACGGATGGCATTTTTTCTTGGACACATGCAATGGCGCTTGCAAGTTTAGAGTTTAATGTTAAACTTCATGTTGCTCAACCTTGGAAGAAGGATTTAGAGCCGGAAATTTATAAGAAAGCTTCGTCGGTAAGTGTTTTTGCTTCTTCTCCGCCGAATTTTTTTATGAATTCCACTGAGTATATTAACTGGTTGCGTGAAAACGTTACGCATGGTAGTATGCTGGCTAATGAAAGCTCAAGGATGACTAAGTTTATTGTTAATAACTTAGAAAATTTACATGTTTTTGAGCATGAAGGGTGATTTATGAGGGAAACAGGTTATCATTCAAACGCTGAGTCTTTTGCTGAAGAGTTTATTGAGATGTTGCATCATACTGATTCTAGTTTGCTTCACACTCATGGTCTTTCTGTTACTCTTGGTGAGTACAGCATTATTTTTTTCACGCTGGAAGAAAATGAGCATGGTAATGACTCACTTATTCAACTTGCTAGAAACAGGATGGATTTATTTAAACCGGCTGTTGAAGCAACCAATTTTAAAGAGTTGTTAATTAGTACTCATGACATGCATGACTGGTTGAGTCAGCGTGGTATTATGATTGGTATTGAAGCTGGAAGTTGGGTTGGTAAACTTAAACTTAAGTTGTTTAAATGGTTCCCGTTTTTGTTTGGAGTTTAATTTGTGCTTAACACACCGTTGGTAGCTTTTGACATTGAAACAAGTGATGGTCGTGGCGCAGGTTCCCTTAACCCTAGGGACCCTATGTCTTTTATTGGTTTGTACCAATTTGGTTTTGATGACGGTACAATTATTTTAAAACGCGGAAAAGAAGGCATTGATTTTGTAAAACAACTTATGGAAGAAAACTACACGTTTATTATTCATAATGCGTTTTTTGAGGCTGACTGGCTTCTTGTTAAACATAATATTCCTATTGAAAAAATGAATTTTTGGTGTACGATGCTTGCTTCACAAATTTTGAACGCAGGTAAAAACATTCCTGACAAAGCAAGTTGGGTTGCAGCTCAAAAAAATGCTAAGAATTTAGACCATGTAGGTCGTTGGAACCCACTCATGCAAGAAAACGACCAGAACATCACTAACTTTAAGAAACCAGGTCGTTTTTCTCATGCGTTACAAGCTGTTGTGTATCGTTACTCGGATAATTTGATTGAGAAAGACCAAGGGGATTCAGACTGGGGTCGAGAAAACCTTAGTGAAGACCAACTTCGTTACGCTAAGGATGATGTTAGGTACCTTATTCCGACAGCGTTGCGTCAGAAAGAGTTTGTAGAGCAACTTAAACTTGAACGTATTTTTGAGCTTGAGATGAGTCTTATTCCTGCTACGGTTGACATGAAAGACCAAGGCATGAAAATTAATGTGGATAACTGGCGTAAGTCTTCTGAAGAGTACCTTGAAGAAGCTGAAAGTCTTGAGTCTGAGTTAAACCACGCGTTAGGTATGGAGTTAGCAGAACGTGAGGATGAAAAGTCTCTTTTTGGTAATTATGTTGTGCGGGATTTTAAAGTTTCGTCTAACGCTCAGTTAGCTCATTTTTTCGGCCTTGAAAGTGCCGATGAACAAAACTTACGTCAAGTAGACCACCCATTAATCCACAAAATTTTGAAGTACAAAGAAAACTTTAAAATTGCTTCAACTTACGGTGATGGTTACTTAAAGTACATTGATGATTCAGACAGTCGTATTCACTCACTACTTATTCAGGCTGAAACTGCTACGGGTCGTTTTTCTTCTCGTCGTCCTAACCTTCAAAACATTCCTGGTGACATGCTTAAAGGTTTTCTTTCGTATGATGAAGGTAACCTTTTGGTTACGATTGATTACTCTTCAGTTGAGTCTCGCATTCTTGCTTACGCAGCTGAAGACCCTGAGTACATTAAAGCTGTTAACTCTAGTGATGTGCACTGGGAGAACGCTAAAAACATTTTTAGTTTACCGGAGGATGCTAAACGTTCTGACACTTTTTATATTGACGCTTTTGATAAAAGTATTAAAGGTGACGAGTTACGTAGGATGTCGAAAGGAGTAAGTTTCGGCATTCCTTACGGAATTTCCGCTGTTGGTCTTGTTGGTCGTGGTTTTGCTGAAAATGCTGACCAAGGACAAGATTTGATTGATAATTTTCTTGGTAAGTATCAAGATGTTGACAAGTTTTTGAAGCAGTCCGTAATTGAAGCTTTGTCACGTGGTTACACGCAAGATAATTACGGTAGGATTCGTTGGTACCAAAAACCTGAGCAGGGTGAAGTTGAAGATGATGAACTTCGTGCAATTGAGAAATCTATTGCTCGTCAAGCTCAAAACCATAAGATTCAAAGTTTGTCAGCTTCAGTTACTAAGCAAGCTATTTATGATGTTTATCATTACTTGAAGCGTACAGGTTATGGGCGTGTTGTTCTTACTGTTCATGATAGTATTTTCTTTGAGATTCCTATGGTTACTGCAAATGAGGCTATTCCTGAAATTTCTCGCATTATGGAAGCTGCTGGTCCTAAGATTTTTCCGGGTATGGAAACACCTGTTGATATTGATGTGGGTTATAAACAAAAACGTAAGTGCGCTATTACTAACTTACCTTTCTCTGTGTATAGTCACGTTTGGACTGGTGAGGAAGTCATTGAAAACCCAGAGCATTTGGAACCTAGGGTTAAAGCCATTCTTGAGAATATGCATCAGGATTTGAATGATTTGCAAGGTGGTTTGCGTACTTTGCATGAGTTTGTTCATACGCGTAACCCAGAATGGGTTGCAGACAATCAAGATTTAGTTAAGGTTGTTAAGGAATTGTATAATAATCAGAAGGATGGTTTTGATTTGCTTTAGGTTTTCTTTCTATCGGCAGGGATTTCGTTTATAATGTAAATTGGATTGAAGTTTTTGAAAGTATTATGTTATACTTTGCAAGTTATTTTGTTTAGGAGTTTTTAATGGCTGAGGCAAAAATTAACGGTAAGACCTAAGGGAGTTTACATTTCTGGTGACTATTACCGTAATGACATTACAGGTAAACCATACCCAGGACGTGTAAACTTTAATACGCAACGGGTTCTTGCTTACAACAGCACGGTTGTAAGAGCAATTATTACTTTACGTGCACATCAAGTCGCAAAACTCCCACCTAAAATTATTCCACGTAATGATAATGAACCACCAAGAAAAGTTAATATTCTTGATTATGGTGTTTATGAGATTGATGACCATCCTGCTTTTTCCGGCGATGAAAAATCTTTTCTAACAAAAATTTATAATCGTATTGACCCACGTGGTATTAAAGACAAAAAGTATGAGTATGATGAAATTAAAGATGACGAGTTTACAGGTAGTGAAATTAGCACAATTGATTACCTTCAAAAAAAACATGAACAGTTTTACCGTAAACGCGCAGATGATATTCAAACGATTTTTAACCTTATTAACCGTCCAGACCCTTGGTTTACAGTAACAAAATCATGGAGTCAACTTCTTAAGTCAATACTTAACGACATTCTTATTATTGACCGGGGTGCATTACTTAAACTTCGTAACGAAGAAGGTGAATTGAAAGGCTTAATGCCTGTTGATGGTGGTTCAATCCGACCACTTATTAATGAGTATGGTGCCGTGGATGACGACCGTGCTTACGTTCAAGTTATTAACGGCTCCCCACACGTTTTTCTAAAAAAGAATGATGTTATCATCATGAAAATGAACCCCATGACTGACTTGAAGTACTTCGGTTATGGTCTTTCAGCTATGGAAACACTTTACACAACAGTACTTTCAGACATTTTTATTGATAAAGGTAATCTTGATTACTACCGTAAAGGTGGTTCTATTCCTGAAGGTTTTATTTCTATTGAACCTCCCGCTTCTAGGGATGGTATGACTCAACAGATTGACCAAGAGCAACTTGAGTCAATTCAACGTCATTTGCAGTCCATTATGATGGGGGACTACACTCAGGTACCTGTTGTTTCTGGCGGTAAAATTTCTTGGATTGATTTTAAAGGTAAACGTCGTGACATGCAGTACAAAGAATTAGCAGAGCACCTCACACGCAAAATTTGTGCTGTTTTTCAAGTGTCACCACAAGACGTTGGTATTATTTCTGACGTGAACCGTAGCACGTCACAAACTCAAGCTGAAATGACTAAAAGCAAAGGGCTTGAAACACTCATGTCCATGCTTTCTGAGTACTTTACAGAAGAAGTTATTAATGAAATTCGACCAGAGTCAGATTTAAAACTTTGGTTTGAAGATGACGACCTTGATAAGCAAAAACTTGAGTGGAACATGGCTCAACAAAAACTTGTTAGTGGCGCACTTTCAATCAACCAGTGGAGAGCCACACAAGGTCAACACCCAGTACCTTGGGGTAACACACCTCTTCAAGGGTTAAACAACTGGAAACCAGCTGACGAAAAAGAAGAAGATTTAGGTCAAGGTGGACTTCTTGGTGGTTTACCACCAATTCCTGGTATGGATAACCCTGGTGGTCCCTCTGGTGGGGATAACCCTATGGCAGGTCAACCCGCTGAAGGTGGTGGGGACTCTGGTGCTTTAGGTTCTCCATCTACAGTTAAATCAAACAATTTTTTCGCTATAAATAAACTTAATGAAGATGAAGCTGAAAACATGATGATTAAAAGTTTTTCAGACATGTACATGGATTCTTCACGTTTTGATGATTTAGTTAAACTTCAAGACATCCATAATTACCCTGGTGGTGAGTGGATGCGGGCTCCTATGGAGTCTTACGAGTATTTTGTTAACTCCCATCCTGAGTTGAATGTCACACTTAAAAAATCAACGTCAGAAACAAACGACCCTCTTATTTTTGCTTCTTATGAAGGTAATGGTGTTGTTAATGTTTCTGATGAAGGTACAATGCCTATTGTTAAGTCTCTTACTCAAGCAGCAGTGGATACGCTTGATGATGAAGTTAAAGAGAAAGCTGTAGATTTCCTTGGTGATGAAAGTTACCTTGAGGAAGCCATGGAGCGTTCTATTTACAAGTCTTTAGATTCTTCACTTCAAGAGGTCCTTTACCAAGATTTTTATAAGTTTCATTCGTTTGAACTTTCCGACGCTCAGGTGGAGGAGTTTAGTGAACTCATTTAAACCCCTTACAGTTTATAAAGGATTTGTTGTTCCAGAAGAGTATGCTGCTGGTGCAATGGATGCTTTTGATGCTGTTACGTACTTGCAGCAGATTGGTTTAAAAAAAGAAGCTGAACAGTTTTTTGTAACGTTAAAAAACATTAGAGTTCCAACAGGGTTTATTGTTACAAACAAAGAATCAAATAATGTGTATGACCAAGGAGAAGATATTCCAGTTACTTTTGCTGAGGGTAGAAAGGTAAATAATTGGGATGACTTTATGGCGTACGCTCAAGATGAACCTCAATGGGACATTCAAGAAACTGGAGTTGACTCGGTAGAAGAACAAGAAACCACACTTACAGATGAAGATTTAAACACGTATTATGAACAACTTAAAGAGAATACTAGAGAGTTACTTCAAAAAAATGGTTTTGAAGAAACTAAAGAGTATTTAGAGGAACTAAAAAAACAAGCTGAAAATGAACAACAAGCTCAAAAAATTCAAACTGTTATTAATGCCGTTGAAGCTTTTGAAACTGCTGCCGCTAAAAATGAAGCGGGTGTGGATGAAATACCTCTTGCAGAACGAGAAGACCTTGAAGAATTGGTTGAAAAGTATGATTACGTAGGAAAAAATGGTTTGCCTTTATTGTATAATGCTGAAGTTAGGGGCGATAAAGTAAAACTTAACCATGCTGTAAAAGTAGGTGTTGATATTGGCTTAATTTTTTCTGCGTTAGACTATTTTGGTTTTGATACTGAGTTAGAAAGATTAAAGTCGGAACTTAATATTGAAGATTATAATAAAACAGATGAAACACCAGGTTCAAACCCTAAGTCAAAACCAAGTGTAAATTTTTCTGATTTGACTGCTTTTCTTGGTGAAAATCCTGACATAAAAGAAATTATGCATTTGTTTAGTGTAACAAGTGATTTTGTTTTAGGAAAAGATTATTATTTTGATGCTGTAGAAAATTATTCAACTGCAAAAAATCAAAAAAATAGAGACCTTCCACCTAAAGATAGTCCAGGATTTGTAACCGTTATTGAGCAGTATAAAGATAAAACTCCTGAAGACATTAAATTTTTACGCATGAGCATGCTGGATAAGATTGTGTCAACAGCTGAAATTTTGTCTCGCCCAGATATAGGTACACAGTTTGACCAACAAATACGTAGTGCAGAAGAAAAAGCATTAGTAGAAACAGAAACTGCAGACGAGAAAAGCATAAGAGAAGATTCAGGGCAAAAAATTTCTGGTTCTTACGTTCATCTTTATTATAGGAACGGGTTACATTTTTGGCAGGCTTTAAAATCAAGATTAGGTGAAAGAAATGCTTTTAAACTTTTAGAGGAGCATTTTGAGTTACGACAGGTAGATACAAAGAGAGTAAGAGAGTTAGGTTATGAAATTAAAAGGAATGAGTTAGAAAACATGCTTTTAAGTGGTTGGTATTTAGCTCCAAAAGATAAGAGTGTAGCTAATTCAAGTGAGTTTGCAAAAACAGTACATGACACTATTAAAATTCAGAATAATGATTTTAAAAACGTTATTAGTAATTACACGTACTTGTATCATCAACATCACTATAATGTAGAAGAAGAACATCCGGAAACCTTTAATGGTGAAGATGCTTTAGAACTTGGTTTTAGTTTGACAAAAGATGAAAATCCTTTGTTGAGGCTTGTAAGTGGTGATGCGCGAGATAAACTAAATCAAGTTGTAGCGGATTTACCTAACGCAATGCGGTTTTTACCTTATAAAAACAATAAATTAGATTTTAGTTATCAAAAAAGAATTCAATTATTAAGAGATGCTGGTGTAGATGCAGGACCTGAAATTTTTGATGATGTTGAAGGAAATGCAGATAACATCATGAAAGTTTTACAACATCTTTATAATACTAATTATAAAGAAGAACATCATGTAGTTCTTCGTTATCAGATGCAAAGGTTACTTCCTCGTACTACTGCGCCTGCTGACGTTTTTGTTGGGCAGAAGAAAGTTTTAAAACATGGAAGCAGTTTAAATGTTGATGATGTTACGTTTGAAGATGTAGATTCTTTACCTCATGAGTTTGACCATCATGTTAAGATTGAAAGACTTCAAAGCGAAATTTTTCAAGATAATTTTAGCGCTTTGGTTGACAAAGACAATCCAGAGGGTCAAGATGAAGCTATTGATAAAATTGTTAGTAATGTTGAAGAGCAGTTAAAAACTGTGGATTCAGAAATTAAAGATTTTATTGTGTCGTACGTAAGAGAGCAGTTGCGTGCTATTACAGACAAATATAATGAGCAGGGTGCAAAGGCAGGTGTTCATTTTGAAAATTTAACTTGGGTTCCTTTTTTGGTTGCTCATGCACAAGCAGGTAAAATTAATAATATTAGAGAAATAGACCCAAAAGAAGGCGAATATGTTGATTCAAATTACGTACCAACCTTAGAAGACGACAGTAAAAAGAAAACAGGTAGAGCTGGAGCTGGTTTTTATGGTATGTATGGTTTAAGATGGGAAGGTAAAAATGAAGATGGGGATGACGTTATTTACACATTAGGTGGGCCTTCAGGAGATGCTACTTCAGCTATTGATGCGTTTTATACAGAATTTAACCCTTCAAAAAATGAAGTTACACATAGACATATTGAAGCAAAACAACTTAAAGGAAGCCAAAAAGAGTATGCACATATGGGAAGTTTACCAAAAGCTATGGGATACTATTTAGAGTCTTTACACTACTTGCAAAAAATTTCAGAATCAGAAGAGCCTTTTAAAGTTAAAGTAAAACCTACGTACAATATTAACATGACACAAGATGGTACTCATTCAGTTGAAAATATTACTCTTGAAAAAGGAAATGTAACAGACCCCAAAACTAAAAACACTAGGTTTGCCGTAGGTGGTATAGGTAAAGCTATTAAACAAGCTGCAAAGTCTTTGTATAATGCAATTAAAAATTCTTTAAGGATGGAATAATGGACGTAAACTTATTTAATCATCAGGTTTTACACATGCTCATGTTAGAACATTTGCCTATTTCAAAGACAGATGATTTTGTTGCAAATAAAATTTTTGATGTGGTTGAAGAATTATATAAAAATCAATTAACAGACGACACAAGTTGGTTAGAGGAACGTGGTCCTTGGCATGTCATTAGTTTGGAGGAAGCGTTACAAAAAATTGAAGATGATTACAACGTAGAGTATGATTTTTTAGCGGCTTTAAAAAAAGCTGATAAAGCCATGCAAATTTTACGTAGTCCACATTGGGGTTTTGGAGAGTTAGACTGGTTACATACGGTCGAAGTTAAAAATTTGAGAAGCCTTCTAGATGAAGCTTTGCATAAGTTGCGAGATAGTAACCGTTTTATTGAACAGCTTTTTTATTATCAAGTTGTGGTGACAGGTTTAATTGGTGGTTTTGACACGGATGATGCAGACTACATAGTAAAAGATGACATTTTTGAACCGTATCTTGCATTAAAACCCAAGGCTGTCGCGTATGTCCTTCAAACAGAATATACAGGAGGTACGGTAAAAAGTGTACCTAGTACCGTTGAATCGATTGACGTTTCTTTGTACCCAGAGTACTTAGTTAAGGATAATCCTCACATTTTATATAAAGACGGTAAAGCTTACCTTAAGATTGACATTATGAATGCAATGACAGCTGCTGGTGGTTTTGCTCAAGCGCTTGAACGTCAAGATTTGGAAGGAGGAACAACAAATGCAACCTCAAAACGAAAAGAAAATAACAAATCAAACTCAGATGAGTCAGATGATATACAAACACCTCAAAAGAATGAATAGGCAACTAACGTTTAGACAGCGAAGGTTGCTTCCACAATTTCCGGATAAAAATCTCATTAAGAATGTGACAGGAAAAGATTATGATGAGTACTTCAACAGTTAATGTTTCAGACGTTGTGTTAGGTGTTTCAAAGGTTTGTAGGAAACCTTTGCGTGTTTTGCGTGCTTTTCAAATGGCTGGAATTTTTGATGTTGAACTTTCAGAAGAAGCAAGAATGTTAGCGTCAGACAGTGTTTATGATTATCGAGACTTATCTGAAGACGAAATTTGGAATGAATGGAAATCTTGGGCTTTGTATTCAACAAAACCAAGTGCAGCACTGAATTTACTTGAAGAAACCGGTTGGCTGGAAATGTTTCCTCAACTTTTTAATATGAAAGGAACACCACAAAATTCTAAAACCCACCCAGAAGGTGACGTTTGGGAGCACACAAAGCACGTTGTTGACTACGCAGTAAAAATTGCACAACGAGAAGAATTTTCGGCATCAGACCGTATTATTCTTCTTTTTTCTGCATTACTTCATGATGTTGGAAAACCAGAAACCACGATTTTAAATAATTCAGACTGGACTGCACCCAAACATGAGATTGAAGGTGAAAAATTAACTCATAGGTTTTTGCAACAAATTGGAGCTCCTATAGAAATTAGAGAAGAGGTTGCTAGGCTCGTTAGGTATCATTTGTCACATTTAACTGATACTTTAAATGAAGATTACGTCAAAAAGTTAGGTTTAAAATTAGTACCTGCAAAAATGAGTCTTTTATTTGCTTTAATGGAAGCAGATAATTCCGGTAGGCCACCCCACCCTACAGGATTAAGTGAAAAAGCTGTAAGAATGAAACAAATTTACGAAAATTTAAATATTGAGTTTGTTCCATTTATTACGCTAGAAATGATTGTTAAACTTGCCAAACAAAACCAAATTCCTTACGTTTACTCCAGGTTGTATCACCCTCAACTTGATAGGTATGAACCAAGACTTCACCATATTGAAAAAGAGTTAACGGAAGCTCAACATGAAGGTTTATTTAACACACCATCAGGTGCAGTTGAATACCTTAAAGAATTACTTAATTACGGTGTTCAGTTTGAACATTTATATAGCGCAAAGCAGGCAAGAGCCTTGTACCTTGATGACCATCATGACGAATGGTCCGCTTTATACAAATTAAACTTGACTGAAGAAGAAATTATGACAATGCCTAAAGAAGAGCTTGAGAAGTTGCGATATCCTACGAACGAGGAGTAGAATAAAGTCATGATGAACGAAATTAAACACAAAATTGGTGAAGCTTATACTGCCGTAAGGGCTGCTCAAGGAACTGAGCAAGAAGTTTCTATCCGTCGTATTAATGATGGTTACTGGTTCAATTTTATTTCAGGTGCGTTTGAAAACTATCAAGCTACTAGTGACAATTCTTACCGTTCCGTTTTTGAAACTGTAAATGATAACCCTGAGTTTGTTAAGGTGGACATCAATAACCTTCCAGACATTCCTTTTGAAGCGGTTTTCGTTTACAAAGACATTAATGTGGACGGGCAAGGTACTGACGTTAAGGAGTACGAAAGGCATGTGTTTGGTGGCAGAATTTTAGCTGATGAGCCTAACACCTGCAAAATTTTCGGCACTTTAAGAGACGTTAGTAACAAACCCCTTGCAGGACAAAAAGTTGAAGCTTACCTTAACAGAGCTGGGTTTTTTACTCACAAAGCTGGACTTATTGGTTACTCAGCTACAGTACTCACGGATGAGTCTGGGTATTTTGAACTTCCACTCATTCAAGGTTTGGACGTTACAATTAGCGTACCCATTATTGGGTTTACTCAACGTGGTTTTGTACCTACAATTTCTGCTGTAGAGTTATCAACACAAACACTATTAAGTTACGCTCCAGATACAACTAACTAATTATGTCTATACCTAACACTGTTACTATCAACGGAACCATTAGAGATATTTATGGCAACCTTTACGAAGGTGCCGTGATTGAAGTGTACTTAGAAAACCAAATGAGTCACTCTGACGCCCTTATTGGTAACGCCATTTTTAAAACTTACTCTAATAGTTACGGTAGGTTTAGTTTGGATTTGGTTCCAAGTGATGTTGATTCTAAAGGCGGAAATTATTACGTTTTTAAAATCATTAAAGACACCGTTAATTACTACAAAAAAGTTGTGCCTAGTGTAATGACAGCTCAAGATTTTGAGGATTTACCGGACTACGTTGCTTCTAATATGTACAGTCCAACGATTGGTCGTACTGGGACGAATGGTACGCAAACATTACCTGAGAATTTAGGTGGTGTTTTTCAAGCTGCTACATTTAATGGTGATGGTAGCACACAGTCTTTTACTGCTCCTGGTGAAATTTTCTTTGTTGCTCGTAACGGTGTTGTTCAAAGTGAAGCTTTGGATTACGTTAAGCAAGGTACGGACACAATTGAGTTTTTTTCCGCGCCTGAAGAAGATTCCGTTATTGCACTGTTTTACAGGATTTGATACAATTTACTAGTAAAAAATTGCGTTATGAAAGGATGATTATTAATGCAGGATAAACTTGAAGCTTTGAAAGAAACTCTCGAAAACCACATTTCTCAGTTGAAAACAGAGTTAGTTAAAGTTGAGGAAGAAAAAGAGTCTTTAGAGACAAAAATTACGTACACTGAAGGTCGGGTTTTTGAGTTAGCTGAAATTATTGATTACATGAATAAATCTCAAGAGGTGACGAATGGCAGTGAGGGTCAACGGAACGACGCTGGTGCGTCAGGAGCAGGGGAAGAAGTCTAGTCAAATTAATGACAATCTTCCTCTTCTTGATTACGATAATTTAGAAACTTTGGAAGATGACTTTAATTACGTTCGTTCTGTTTTGAAAGAGTTAAAAGGAACAAGTAATTATAATACTCCTGTTACGAGGACGTTAGAAAGTATTGCTTCTGAGTTAGCAGCAGCTGTTTTTGACAGTGTTACACTCACGGGAAATTCTACAGCTGAAACACCTCCTCTTTCAGACGCCTCTCAACGTATTGCCACCACGGAGTACGTTACAGATAAAATTTCTGAACAGCTTACTGCAGCTAACTATACGCATGTGCAAGGTACCGCTTCTTCAGTTTGGGAGATTAACCATAATTTAAATCGTTCTCCTTCAGTTACGGTTGTGGATAGTGCAAATCAAGTTGTGATTGGGAATGTTATTTACGTCGATAAGAATAATATTGAAATTTATTTCAGCGCGGAATTTTCCGGCAAGGCTTACTTAAATTAAGCCAAAGGAGTATAAATCATGGCAGTTCCATTCTTAACAAGTATTAATTTAAACCAGAATGAACTTTTAAATGCTTCGCTTCAAAAATTAGGTAGTGACCCTACAAATCCAGTAACAGGTCAGATTTTTTATCACACTGGTGAAAACAGAATTAAGTATTATGATGGTTCTGGTTGGATTCCTCTTACTGATGATATTTTAGGCGCTGCACCTATTCAAATTGCGGATGATGGTCAAGGCAACATCACCATTTCCATTGACGAAGCTGTAGCTTCAACTGACGGTGCTGGTGGTAGTCGTGGTACTTTAAGTGCTACGGATAAAGAAAAACTTGATGATGCTACCGCTGAAAATACGGCTAATACGTTAGTTGAACGTGATGCTAACGGTAATATTCGTGTTAGTGACCCTGTTGTTGATTCGGATGCAGCTACTAAGGCGTACGTTGATGCTACCGCTCAAGGTCTTGATATTAAACTCTCTGTTCGTGCAGCAACAGATGCCCCTGTTACGCTTTCAGGTACGCAAACCATTGATGGTGTGCCTCTTGTTGCAGGAGACAGGGTACTTGTTAAGGAGCAAACAGACGCAACTGAAAATGGTATTTATGTTGTAGCTTCAGGTGCTTGGGCTCGCTCCGAAGATGCAGATGAAGACTCTGAAGTTAACCCAGGTATGTTTACTTTCGTTGAGGAAGGCACTACGTACGAAAATACAGGTTGGGTTGTAGCTACCGATGGAGCCATCACATTAGGCACCACAAGTATTGAGTTTGTACAGTTTTCAGGTGCTGGCCTTATTACTGCCGGTGGTGGTTTAACTAAAAGTGGTAACACCATTGACGTTGTTGGCACTGTAGATAGAATTACTGTTAATGCAGACTCAATCGATATTGCTTCAACTTATGCTGGTCAAACAAGCATCACGACCTTAGGTACGATTACTACAGGTACTTGGAATGCTGACATTATTGATGTCCTTTACGGTGGTACGGGTGCTGATAATGCAGTTGATGCTCGCGCTAACTTAAATATTCCAGGGCGTTACTCAGAAACAATTGGTGATGGTACCAATACTGATTACACTATTAATCATGGTTTGAACACTCAAGATGTTCAAGTGTTCCTTCGTGAAAACGCTTCTCCATACCAGCAAGTTTTTGCAGACGTTGAAGTGACAGATGCTAACAATGTTCTTGTTAGAACTGCTTCTGCTTTAGATTCAAACGAACTTCGCGTAACTGTTGTAGGTTAATAAAATATGAAGTTTAAGAGTCTAGCTCGGCTTCTAGCTGGCCTTCGTGTCGACGGAAGCTCATCTTTTGGTAAGTTAACTGCACCTAACGAAATTGTTGATGTTGAAGGTAACATCGCAGTTACAGGTACAGTTGATGGTGTTGACGTATCAACTTTACCTAGTTTGATAGACTCAAAAGCTGATGAAACAATTACCATCACTGCTGGGGATGGGATGTCTGGCGGTGGTGATTTAACTGCTGATTTGACTCTTACAAATGTTGATAAAGGTTCAAGTCAGTTTATTTTTAAAAACGTTGAAATTTCCGGCCAAACAACAATTACCGCCGGAAACAATAATGACTCTTTAACATTAAGTGGTAACACAAGCTCGTCTTACGGTAACCTTACGTTAACAACAGATGCTGGTACTAATACGGTTGATGTTTCGTTGTTGGATAATCCTGAGTTTGCTTCCATGCAGTTTGATACAACAGCTGGGGTTGCTCCTGGTTTAGGTGAGTTGTCTTGGAATGATGCAGCTAAAACCCTTAACGTTGGGGTTTCAAGTAATGTTACTCTTCAAGTTGGTCAAGAGTTTATTCGCTACGTGGCGAATAATACTGCATCCACAATTTTAAATGGGGATGTGGTTTACGCTGTTGGTGTTCAAAGTCCTCAACTGAGTGTAGCTCCTTTCATTGCGGATGGGACAATTAGTGCAGACAGGGTTGTTGGTGTTGCAACGGAAGACATTCCTTCAGGTCAATCTGGTTTTATTACGAATAAAGGGCTAGTTGGGAGCTTGGACACCTCTAGTTTTGCTGGTAACGCAATTCTTTACGCTTCAGCTGTCACACCTGGTGGTTTTACGGACACAGCTCCACAGTCACCAAACTTGAAAGTTATTGTTGGTTTCGTAACAAACCCAGATGCAACTGAAGGTTCAATTGATGTTAATTTACACTCAACACCTATTGCGGCTGACATTACGTACGATAATGCTTCAACCACTCTTTTATCTTCCAACGTTCAAGCTGCTCTTGATGAGTTGGATGCTTCTAAAGCTGGTATTGACACGTTAAGTTCAAACATTAATTTGTACCCAACAACAGCAGCTAGTGACATTGCTAACCATAACAGGTTAGTTACTGACATTAATGACGCTGATTATGATGACCCTGCTGTTGATGTGAGTACAGGAGTTATTTCTAGTGCTGACCAAGTTGTTGGTCAACTTGTTTCTGACGCCGGAATTTTTATTGGTAACCCAGGCGTTATTAACATCACCACAATTGGTAACATTCGAAAAGTTTCTGGTAATAAAAACGCAGAATTTTACTTCAAACTTTTTAAAAGAGACTCAAGTGGAACTGAAGTAGAGTTAGCTGAGTCAGACCCAACACCTGTTATTACAAGTTTCACGTACCAACAATTTAACGCTTCCGCCATTTTAAATAATGGGGATTTTATTGATACGGACAGAATTGTAATTCGTTACTACGGAACTCCGTCTGGTAGTGGTAACGACCCAACTTATGAATTTGAGTTTGGTGGTAATGACCCTGTACGCACATTACTTCCTGTACCTGTAACAGTTATTCCGTCAGATGACGCTACAAGCATTTTTACGAGTACAACAAACTTTAACAATATTTTGTCCGCCTCGGAAGATACTGTACAAAAAGCGTTAGATGTACTAGATGACCATACGCATACAACAAGTGAAATCACTGAAGGTTCCCGGCTTTACTTTACTGAAGCTAGAGCTAACGCAGCAATTGACACGCGTGTAAATAAAGCTTTTGTTGATGCGTTAAACGTAGATGCGGACACACTTGATGGGTTTGACTCCACGGCGTTTGCTGCTGTTAACCATAACCACACGTCAGCTGACATTACTGACTTTTCTACTGCCGTTCAAACTGAAGTAGATAAAACTTACGTGGATAGTTTAAATGTTGATGCGGACACACTTGATGGTCAAGACTCTACAGCGTTTGCTGCTGCAAGTCACACTCATGTTGCTTCCGAAATTACGAACTTTTCCACAGCTGTGCAAACAGAAGTTGACAAAACTTATGTTGACAGTTTAAACGTTGATGCAGACACACTTGATGGTGTTGACTCAACAGCTTTTGTTCTTCAAAGCGAAGTAGGTTCAGCTAACGGTGTGGCTGAATTAGATGCAAATGGTGTGGTTCCTTCAGCTCAACTTCCAGCTTTAGCCTTGTCAGAAGTTTACGTTGTGGTAGACAACACAGAAAGGGATGCTTTAACAGTTCAAGAAGGTGACATTGCAAAAGTTACTAGTACTGGACTTACATTCATTTGGGATGGTACTGTTTGGGTTGAAATTACTGCTGATTCTGCTGTTGATAGTGTTAATGGTCAGACAGGTACAGTGAGCCTTAATACTGATGATGTTACTCAAGGTACAACTAATCTTTATTACGCAAGTAGTTTGTTTGATGCGGATTTTTCTACTAAAACAACAGATGATTTAACTGAAGGTACAACTAATAAGTATTACGATTCTGCGTTAACTAACGCTGATATTGATACGCGTGTTGATAAGGCTTTTGTGGACGCGTTGAATGTGGATGCGGACACGCTTGATGGTCAGGATTCTACTGCGTTTGCTGCTGCAAGCCATACGCATACGCTTTCAGACATTACGGATGCTGGGACTGCCGCTGCTGCAGACACGGCTGATTTTGCTACGGCTGCGCAGGGTTCTCTTGCGGACACAGCTGTTCAGCCTGGTGATGATGCGGATACGTTAGGTAGTGGAGCTGCGCCTGATAATTATGTTTTAACTGCTGATGGTTTAGGTGGTGCTGCTTGGGAAGAATTTTCCGCGCCGGTAACAAGTGTTAATAGTCAAACTGGTGATGTTATACTAGATACTGATGATGTTAGTGAAGGTTTAAATAACCTTTATTATACGGATGCTAAGGCTAATGCAGCGATTGATGCTCGTGTTGATAAGGTTTTTGTGGATGCTCTTAACGTGGATGCGGATACGTTGGATGGTATTGATTCTACAGGATTTGATGAGGCTGGCCAGGCAGTTGTCATGGCGATTGCCTTAGGGTGATAAATTATGGCTAATACGTTTACTCGTAAGTTACAGCAGGATGTTGGCACTTCTTTTACGGTTGTTGATTCGTATGTTGTGCAGTCTAATACTCAGGTGACTGTGATTGGTTTGACGGTTGCGAATACTTTTACGACGAGTATTGAGGTGGATGTTACGGTTTATGATGGTGCTTCGGATACGTTTGTTGTGAAGGGTGCGCCTGTTCCTGTGGGTGGTTCTTTGGTTGTGATTGGTGGTGAGCAGAAGGTTGTGCTTACGCCTGGGGATAGTATTCGTGTGCGTAGTAGTGAGACGTCTTCTGCTGATGTTGTGATGAGTGTGTTGGAGATTACGTAGTATGGGTACTTTGGGTCGTAAACCTGCTTTGGCTCCTCTTCGGGTTGATGATATTCCTGATGGGGCTGGTAGTGGTTTGGATGCTGACTTGTTGGATGGTCAGCAGGGGAATAGTTTTGTTTTGGTTTCTGAGAAGGCTGCTGTTAATGGTGTTGCTACTCTTGATTCTGCCGGAAAAATTCCGGCTGGACAATTACCATCCATCTCCATCAGTAGCGTAAACGTGGTGGCTGACAATACGGAACGGGATGGCCTTACGGTTCAAACTGGTGATTTGGCTAAGGTGACGTCTACAGGTTTGACGTTTGTGTTTGATGGTAGTGCTTGGGTTGAGATTGTTGCTGCGTACCCTGTGGATAGTGTGAATGGTCAGACTGGTGTTGTGACGCTTACAACGGATGACGTGGGTGAGGGTTCTACGAATAAGTATTACTCGTCAACGCTTGCAAATGCTGATATTGATGCGCGTGTGGATAAGACGTTTGTGGATGCGCTTAATGTGGATGCAGACACGGTGGATGGTGCTGGGTTGAATGATGCTGGTTCTGGGGCGTTGGATTTGTGGTCGGCGCAGAAAATTAGTAGTGAGATTGGTAGTCTTGCGGAGTTGTCATTTGTGTTTACGGCGGCGGGTGGTGAGACGAGTGTAACTCAGGATGATGGTGGTTCTTCTGTGTCTTATACGGTGGGTTTTGTTGAGGTTTATTTGAATGGCGTTCGTCTTGTGGAGGGTGCGGATTATACTGCTTCGGATGGTTCGTCTGTTAGTGGTTTAGCTCCGTTGGTTTCTGGGGATGTTGTTGAGGTTGTGTCGACTCCGGTGACGAGTGTGTTGGATACGGTGTCGGCTGCTTCGGGTGGGGAGTTTTTTGGGGATGTGACGGTTCCTAATTTACGTGTTGCGGATGGTGGCACGATTGGGAGTGTTAGTGATGCTGATGCTATTACGGTTGCTGCTGGTGGGGCGACTACGTTTAGTCAGTTGGTTACTGCTTCTTCTGGTATTTCTTTTGGCGCGGATACGTTGGATGATTACGAGGAAGGCACATGGACGCCGGTCATCCAAAGCGGTACAACAGATGCCGTTGGCGTGTACATCAAAACAGGAAACGTTGTCCATTGGTGGGTGCACGTTTTAACCAGCAGTACCAGCGGGGGCTCAAGCGCTCTTTGGACTTTACCGTTTACGGTTACCCAATCAGGAGGTGGTATTTCAGGAGCGCGAGGAATTGGAAATACCTCATGGCAAGAGTTTACAAACCGCCAGTTAGGCGTTCTCACAAGTAATAGTCTACCGGATAATAAATTTCGTTTAAACGATGGGAATGCGGGGTTAAGTTATACCGACGTTAACGGAATACGTTTTTTTGCTAGTGGGTCATTCACAACCGCTTAGGAGGCGTCATGCTTACTGAACACACGGAAGTCGACAAAATTGAGATTGGAGGTGAAGAATGAGTAGGGCGCGTAATGTTGCTGACATCATGAGTGGTGCGGGTAGTAACGTGGTGTTTGAGGATGGGTTCGGGTTGGATTTTGGGTCGGTTGCTGGTGGTGGTGCGACGGGTAGTGTGTTGGATGATTACGAGGAAGGCACATGGACGCCAACCGCAACCGGTGTCACATTTGATGAGATTAAGGCTGCCCGATACACAAAAATTGGTAACTTAGTTTTTATCGATTTGCGTGTAAGTTGGTCGTCAACCGATAACAATTCCGATACTTTTGAAATTACTTTGCCATTTATGGAATCAAGTTCATCTAATACGCCGGCAAATACAGGCATTGTGTTTTATTCTGGTACTTCTCTGTTTTCTGGCCGTTCTATTAGCGTACATATTGGCAAAAACAGACTTGTTACGCAATTTTATGATACTGGTGGTGGTTCGTTTAGTAGTGTTAAACGTAACGCTATTAATGGTTCATACGATTGGCTTGTATCTTTTTCGTACTCAGCCGCTTAGGAGGCGTCATGCTTACTGAACATCAAGAAGTCGACAAACCTCAACTCAGTAAAGGAGAAACAAAATGGCTTTAACAGAACGAACCGAAGTAGACCGTATCGAAATCGTTGGCACTCACAAACACGTCCAAGTCCGCACCGCCACCATCATTGAACGTGATGGCATGGAAGTATCCCGCGCATTCCACCGGCACGTCATCACGCCTGGTGCGGACACAAGTGGTGAGGATGCTGGCGTGCAAGCCGTATGCAGCGCAGTTCATACACCTGAAGTTATTCAAGCTTACCAAGAGCATTTAGCAAGTAGTGAAGAAGTTTAAGTTTTTGGGTTTAAATATTTTGTTTAAGGCCGAAAAAATCGGCCTTGAAAACTTTTTATCGTAATAAAAAACATGCTATAATACAAAAAACTTTAGAATAGGATTAATATGGCATACATTGGTCAACAATTAGGTTTCGGTAGGCAAGAAAAGTACGTGTTCACTGCAGTGGGTGGTGAGACACTTGTTAACACTTCGGATGATAACCGCAACATTCTTTATAGTGTTGGTCAGGTTGACGTGTTTGTTAACGGTATTAAACTTGTTGTTGATGAGGATTACACGGCAAGTACTGGGGATTCAATTACTTTTCTTGAGGCGTTAGACCCTGAGGATTCTGTTGAGGTTGTTGCTTTTGAGGTTGCTAGTAGTGTTAAACCGTATTCTTTCTTGGCAGAAAAAAGGTACGTGTTTACTGCTTCTGGTGGTGAGACTAGTGTTACGACTGCTGATAATAATCAAAGTGTTTTTTACCAGCCGAATTTTGTTGAGGTTTACCAGAATGGTGTTAGGTTGGTTAGAGGTTCTGATTATACAGCTACGACGGGTACGTCAATTGATGGTTTAACAGCGTTAACGACAGGGGATGTTATTGAGGTTGTTGCCGTTCCAATTGTTGAGGTGCCGGACACGGTGTCGTCTAGTGTGGGTGGTACGTTTGCTGGTCCTGTGGATTTTGGGGGCTCCGTAAGTCCAACGCAGGATGTTACGTTTGATTTGGGTACACCTAGTTTGCGTTGGCGGGATTTGTACCTTTCTGGTAGTAGTATTACTTTAGGTGACGCGGAAATTTCGTCGGATTCTGATGGGGTTAACTTGTCGGATGGTGCAGGTACTCCTGTTAGGGTTAAGGCTTCAACGTTTGATTTGGATGATGGTTCTGGTACGTTGTCTAGGTTGAAACGGAATGCTGAAGGTAAGTTGAGTGTTGCTACGGTTGATTCGGGTGGTAATGAAAGTGGTGTTTCGGAGGTTGCTAGTTTTGATTCGGGCGGAAAAATTCCGGCTGAAAATATTCCAAATATTGATGTTAATACTGTTAACGTACCAGATTCTAATTATTGGCGTAAGAAGGTTCCTATTTCTGGTTCAGGTTTAGGTATTGATAGTATTGTGACGGATGCTGATAGTAATGTTTATGTGGTTGCTTCTGGAAACAGTGATGATGATGATTATGGTGTTTTTTCTTATGATAAGTATGGTGCGTTGCGTTGGCAAACTACTAATTTTTTGAGTGTTACAGGTGCTTACACTCGTGAAAATGCTGATGCTTCTTTGAGTCCTGATGCGTCTCATGTTTACGTTTCAATGGCTGGTGGTAGTAGTAACACTTCTGGAGTTCTTTTCAAAATGGATACTTCGACAGGTGGTGTTGTTTGGAGTAAAAGTTTTGAAAATTCTGCACCAATAAAAATTCCTTTAGGTGTAGATTCTAATGAAAACATTTTTGTTGCTAATGTAGAGCCTACAACCCCTAATAGTCCTGATGACAATATTGTTAAGTTTGACTCTTCAGGTAATGAGGTTGATAGTTTCCACATTGTTAACTCGTCAAGTCAAGTTTTAACTAGGATTGAGTACCTTGAAGTTAGTTCAACAAATAACATTTACGTGTTAGACATTAACTTTCCTAATGTTTTAGTTAAAGTTAATTCTAGTTTTGTTAAACAATATGAAATTAACCCTAGTAATGGTTTAAATGGGTTAGTTGTTGACAGTAATGATAATGTTTATATTGTACTTAATTCTAGTCCTAATAAACTAGAAAAGTATGATTCTTCAGGTAGTTTAGTTTGGTCTTACACGTCACCAGACCCATTTGGAGCTTTTATTAGTAACGCTGTTTCTTTAGATGAAAATGAAGATGTTTACTTTGTTGGTTTGGGTTTGCACAAGGTTGATAAGTCTGGTAACGAAGTTTTTTATGTTGACCAGAACAATAATTTAGCAGGTACACCTATTTCCATTTCAAAAACAGGTAATTACGTTTATTGTAAAGACTTTAATTTATACGTAAGAAGATTTAAAAAAGATGGCTCCTTCTCTTACAATTTTAATTCTGAAGACTTGGAGTTAGGTGCGTACGTTAGTTCTTTGAACACGGATGCTGAAACGTTTAACAATCGAGCTCCTGATGATTTTGCTGACGCTATACATACACATGATGTTGATGCTATTTCTTTCCCTGGTAATACGATTGGGTGGTCTGTAGATTTACCAAGTGGCACACCTAAAAAAGTTGTCGGAGACGCAGAGTCTCAAACTTCTTTTGTGTTGATAACAGATGGTTCTGTTTATAAGTTTGACAAGTTTGGTAGGCTTGCATGGAGTAAAACAGACGTATCTTTTGTTGATATTGACGTTGGATTTGATTCAAACTCTAATGTAACAATTACTGCAGTAACAAGTAGCGACATTTACGTTTTAAATGCTGAGGATGGTACCGTTGCCTCTTCACGTGCCCCATCTGCAGGTACAGGTAATATTTTGTGTGTAGTAGCTTCAAAACGTAGTTTTCCTATTCTTACTTACGTTGGTTTTGATTCCGGTGACATACTGTCTGAACAAGATTTTGGTGGTGGTTCAATTACTACAAACACAACCAACATTGGTATTCCAGTGAACGTTCTAGGCGTATCTAATAGTACTGAATTAATTGCTCCTTACTCAGATGGAGCTGGTGGTTTAGGTTTACAAAGCTTCCCATCAGATTTAAGTTTTAGTTACGGGAATGTAGTTGTGGGGTCAAGCCCCGCAGGCGAAGTTGTTAGCATATCAAAATCAGATTTTTTTGAAGTGTACGCCGGATTTGCAGACAATAAAACTAGGTTATATTCAGATTATTTTAATTTCTTTGAGAGTTTTGTGTATGAAGGAAACCCAGGACCAATTACAGGCACACACATTTCAAACGTAGGTAGTAGTACTACATACTACTCCTCATCCTCTTCAAGTAATAATGGGCTTAACCAAGTTGACGGGTCTGGTAATGAATTAAGAGAGTATTTTGGCGGTATAGCTTCATCTTTTGTATCAGGAAACCTTGTTTTAGTAGTACCAGGTAGTCAAATTCAAAGACTAATACCTGTTGAAAATTCAATTAATTTCACCACTAGTTACAATTTAACTAGTAAAGATGAAGAAGTTAAAGGTTATATTGAGGGTATTGGTGTGGATGGTGTTTACACTCCGGATAATGTTGTTGGTGTGATTCCTACTCCTTATGCTGGTGCTAGTATTGGTGGGGCTATTATTGAGCGGGGTTCTAATGCGAATGGTGAGTACGTGAAGTTTTCGGACGGGACGCTTATATGTACCTTTCGTAGTTCCACAGAATTGACGACAAGCAATTTACAAACTGAAGTTTACTTTGCTCCTGAACCGACGTTTACTTTTCCAGAGCCCTTTGTGAGCACACCTTTTATTTCTTCGGCAACATTAGAAAGCAACTCTATTTCATGGGGAATGGTCACTAATAATACATCTTCAACTTCTGTGCAAATGCGCTTATTAGGTTCGCGCAATATTGCGCGTGGGTTTTTGGGTTACATTGCTATCGGTAGGTGGTATTAATGCGGATTTATCTCAGCCCACAACGCAGGGACGACACGCTCACAGTAACCAAGTCTGGTGATGTCTTAACCATTAACGGTGTGGAGTATGACTTCACGAACGTACCCGAAGGTGGAGTACTACCACAAGACGCAGTAGACTGCATGTGGCTCGCATCCGACATCACAAGAGAAAACGGAGAGTTAACACTCACACTACTCCTACCACACAAAGCAGACGCCACCGAAGCAGCACGCTTCCCACAACCACTCACAAACATACCCGACGGAAAGGTGGTGCTACCAGAATGAGCATAGACTGGACCAAATTAAAAACCGCAGAACAAATACAACAAGAAAACCACGAAACACAAAAACAAAACGTAAGAAACCAAAGAAACCAACTACTAAAAGAAACAGACTGGACAGCATTAAACGACGTACCACCAAACCAAGCATGGGTTGAGTACCGTCAAGCATTAAGAGACATTACGGAACAAGAAGGTTTTCCGGAAGGTGTTGTTTGGCCTGTTAAACCTGAGTGAGGTTTTGTTGGTGTGTTTTTTTTTTCGGCCGGAAAAAATCCGGCTTTAAATAAAGATTGCTATTAAACTTTAAATAATTTATAATACTAGTTAGGTGATTATGTATGTCTAAAATTGCGTTGGGTGATACTGAAATTTCTGGTGTGGTGTCTGCTTCTGGTTTGGATACTGGGGGTTTGTCTCGTGGTGAGTCTTTTTTTGGTGATGGGTTTGGGGGTGTGTCTTCGTTTGCTTTGTTTAATGAGGAGACGGTGTTTGATGAGGTTAAGTTAACAGCGAGTGATGGTGCCCCAGGTGACCGTTTTGGTTATTCTGTCGCGGTTGGGTCTGGCCGTATTGTAGTGGGAGCAGCCTTTGATGATGATAATGGTAGTGATAGTGGTTCTGCTTACATTTTTGATTTGGATGGCAATGAGTTGAGTAAGATTACGGCTAGTGATGGTGCTGCAGATGACTATTTTGGTTATTCTGTTGCTGTGGGGTCTGGTAGGATTGTGGTTGGGGCTCGGGATGATGATGATAATGGTCTTAATAGTGGTTCTGCCTACATTTTTGATTTGGATGGCAATGAGTTGAGTAAGATTACAGCCAGTGATGGTGATTCAGGTGACATTTTTGGTTCTTCTGTTGCGGTTGGGTCTGGCAGGATTGTGGTTGGAGCTTACCAGCATGATGATAATGGTAGTTTTTTGAGTGGTTCTGCTTACATTTTTGATTTGGATGGTAACCAGCTGAGTAAGGTTACGGCAAGTGATGGTGCTGCATATGACAGGTTTGGTATATCTGTTGCGGTTGGGTCTAATCGCATTTTAATAGGACTATACCCAGCCCCATCTGACCCTTTTGCTCCACCTGGTTCATTTGAGCCGGTTCAAGGTGCTGCTTATATTTACGAAACATCAATATACGAGAGGTAAAACATGATTTACGCACAAATAAACACACAAAACGAAATCATTCAATTTCCATACTACATCGACGACAGGCGAGAAGTGCCTGAAGATGCCATACCTGTTGACACTGAAACACGCAAACCCACAAGGACATGGGACAAAAAACTATTCTACGACAGTGTTGAAAACGTCGACGGAATCTACGTCCTAAACTACCGTGTTGAAGAAAGGTACGACACTCAAGAAGAAAAAATCCACCGTTTAGAAAAAGAAATTCAACAAGCACAACAAAACAACGAAAAATGGTTCAACAGACAAACAGAACAACTAAAAACAACATACCCACAAAACGAAAGAGACTCATGGGCAACACAACGAGAAGAAGCCCTCGCGTATAGTAAAGACAACACGGTTGACACACCATTACTTACTGTTGTTGCTGACGCTAGAGGTGTTACGCTTGATGAGATGGTTAGTAAGGTGCTTGAGAATGTTCGTCAGTATGATGCAACGTACGGGTTTATTCTTGGTGTTTACCAAAGGAATAAGGATTTGTTGTTGAGTGTTGATGTTGATGATGAGAGTACGTGGGTTAAGTTTGATGAGGTTTCTTTTCCTGCGGTTTAAAAATTCCGGCCGGAAAAAAAGGAGTCGTAAATGCCAAAACTTTATTTAGGTGAAAAATTAATTTATGGTGAAAGCCTTGCTGAGTTAGCTAGTGTTGCTGGTGAGTTTGGTTATGGTGTTGTGGCTGATGGTGCTGGTGGTGTTTATTCGGTTCCTTTGTTTGGTGGTGAGGCTGCGTTTGGTGAGGTGAAGATTACGGCGAGTGATGGTGCTGCACTTGACGATTTTGGTGGTTCTGTTGCGGTTGGGTCTGGCCGTATTGTGGTTGCGGCTCCGTATGATGATGATAATGGTACTGATAGTGGTTCTGCATACATTTTTGATTTGGATGGCAATGAGTTGAGTAAGATTACAGCCAGTGATGGTGCTCCAGGTGACGAGTTTGGTGAGTCTGTTGCTGTTGGGTCTGGCCGTATTGTGGTTGGGGCTACCCGAGATGATGATAATGGTAGTAATAGCGGTTCTGTTTACATCTACCAAACACCAATTTTTGAAAATTAAAAACCGCTTTAAAAAACTTCATAATTTTTGGTATAATGAATTTAAATTAGTGAGGTAATAAAAATGTCTAAAGCTGACGTGTTAGCTAGTCTTCTTGATGTTAATAGTAAGTTGACGGTAAGTGTTTTTCCTGAGGATGGTACTGTTGAGGTTTATGAGGTGGCGGATACTACCGCTAGGGATGCTTTGACTGTGCAGGCGGGGGATGTTGCTGTTGTTACGGGTGGGGATTCTTTTGTTTATGATGGTTCTGCGTGGGTTAAATTAATTTTGGGTAAAAGTACGGTTGATGCGTTGGGTGTGGATGCCGCCACGGTTGGTGGTGAAGCACCTAGCGCGTTTGCGGACGCTACGCATACTCACACTCTAACTGACGTTACGGATGCTGGTACGGCAGCTGCGTCTGCAACGACAGACTTTGCTACAGCCGCTCAAGGTGCGTTAGCTGACTCTTCTGTTCAGTACGCTGATGATTTTAGTCAAGGGGTTATTAATAAGATTGTTAAGTTGACTCAAGCTCAATATGATGCTATTGGTACTAAAGATTCTACAGTTTTTTATGTGATTGTTTAAGGTTTTATTTATGGCGAAAATTTATTTTAATAATAAGTTAATTACGAATCCTTTTGATTCGGATGATGCTGTGGAGTCTGCGGTTGAGTCTTTTCTTAGTCGTGTGGCTTCTGCTGGGGATAAGTTTTTTAGGAGTGTGAATGGTGTGACGATTCGTGCTCCATTGGCAGGTGTGGGTGATACAGGCGTGGTTGATAGTGTGACTTACACTAAGGTTGATAGTAATCCTGATGAGTCGGTGGCTCCCACGAGTGTAACTACTGGTGTGACTAATATGGAAAGTTGGTTTAATACCTCAACCTCTTTTACTTTTAATGGTGATATTAGCCATTGGGATACGAGTAGTGTGACTAACATGGTTCTTATGTTTAACGACGCTACTGCTTTTAATCAAGATATTGGCTCTTGGGATGTAAGTAACGTTACT